TTAGAGGTCCTGCGCGATTACGTCCGGCGCTGGAGGAGTCGCCGGGAGCGAGACTCCGATCGGCACGAGCTTGCGAATGTCGTCGATCGTCGCGAGCAACTGACGCGCGTACGCGGTCGCCGTCCGATAGAGGCGACGCATCGCCTCCAGCGCCTCCTCTGTCCGTGCGACCTTGTCCTCCAAGTCCTTGACGCGGCTGGTGAGGCGGTTGAGCTCCTCCTGCATTGTGTCGGTCGTGAGGGTGAGTTGGGCGAGGCGGTTGTCCTCGGCCTTCTCGGCCCGCTTATCTCGGCGGTCCATCGCCGCGTTGTGCGCGCCGACGGCCTGCGTGATGATCGTCCCGAGGAGGGCGACGATCGCGACGATGACCGTCACGTCGTCGAGCCAGTGCGGTATAGGCATCACTCACCCCCACCCGTCGCGATCGCCGTGTCCGTGCGCTCCGGATCCGCGATCGACGTGAGGACGGAGACGAGCATCGCGGTGAGCGCGATCCCGACCGCCTGGACCCAGTCCAGGCCCCAGATGACCGTGCCCGTCGTGAGGACGGCGAGCAACGCCTGGGCGCACGTCTTGATGGCCCGCTCGGCCAGTCCGAGCCAGAACGTCTTCGATGTGTACGCACTCATCAGAACCTCCCCTCGTTGAGCGCCTGCTGCATCGCGCGGACGGTGTTGGACGGTCCGTCGAGGCGCGCGTCCGGTGTGAACCCGTAGTGGGCTTCGAGCGCGTTGATGAAGCCGGGCCCGGCGATCCCATCCGCCGCGATCCCGAGCGCCTTCTGCATCGCGGCGATAAGCTGCGACCCCTGCGGGCTTGAGGTCCACTCCCACCCGGAGGTGCACGCGGCGAGGCTCGGCCTCCAGTACTGCTCCTGCGAGGAGACGACACCGTCGACGGGCGTCCCGAAGCGGGCTTGGAGGGCGCGGGTCGTCGCAGGACCCCACCAGCCGTCCTCGTCGAGCTTTCCCGACGCGGCAGGAGCAGGAGTGGGAGTCGGAGTGGTCGCCGCGGGCGCGTCGATTCCGGCTGCCATCGCGTCGTACCACTCGCCCGCTCGCTGCATGTACCGGTCACGCAGGGCACCGGCGAGCTGTCCGGGGCACGCGGTCTGCTGGAAGTGCTGGTGCGGGAAGACGTTCACCCCCCAGGTGGGTCGCCCGAGCCCGTAGTAGCGGCAGAGCGCGGCGACCAGGTGCGCGCCCGCTTCGACGGTCGCGTCCGAGATCGGCCACCCCTGCGCGGCCCCGCCCGAGTTCGAGTGCTCGACGCCGATGGAGCGGAGGTTCGTCTCCCAGTCGCCCGCGTGCCACGCCGTGTCAGCGTCGTGGACGAGCTGGCCGATCCGCCCGTCTGTGGTGACCTGGTAGTGGGCGGACGCTGGCCTCGTCTGCCAGACGTTGTAGCAGTCGGCGACCGAGAGGACCCCAGCGTTGTGGTGGATGAGAATCTTGTCGATCGTCCGGCCTTCGCGGCCCTGTGTGTAGTTGACGTTGAGCCACCGGTTCTCGTCGGCGTGCAGTCCATTCCAGTCCATCAATATCCCCTTTCCGGGCATGAAGAAGCCCCCATGGACCGGGTGTCCACGAGGGCAAGGAGAAGAAGCGCGAGACGACGCTCAGACGGCGGGCGTCGCGAAACCTTGTAGCGCGTGAAGAATCTGCGTGTCCGTCACCGCCGCAGGATTCACGCCCGGCTCCGGTGGGAGCGCCGCCACAGCTTGGTCGTACGTGAGCTTCGCGTACTCGAACACGGTCGCGATCGACGAGGTGCCCGTGTTGTCGACGTCGGCGACGACGACCCTGTCCCACACGGCATCGACCTCGACGGCCGTCATGCCGAGGGTCGCGCCCAGCGCCCTGGCCCTGTCCTTGAGGTCACTGTTGTCGCGTGCGGCGATGATCGCCGCTGAAGTTCCTGCTGCCATGTTGGTTTCCCCTCCTAGTACTTGATGATGAAGTTGACGACGAGGGACGGCTGCACGTTGTTGTGGGCTCCGCCGCCGCCCGTCGCCTTTGTGTCACCCCAGCCGTCAGCACCCTGGAATGTGTAGAGCTCGTTGCCCTGGGATGCTGCGGCGACCGCTGTCGTGTTCGCGATGCGGACGGTCCCTGAGGCGCCCCAGCTGAAGGTGTGCCCGGTGAGGTCATGGTCGTGTGAGGGGATTTCCGCGACAGTGAGGCCGTGCTTGTACTCACCGACCGACTTGCCGAGACTCCACCCGCCGGACAGTTGTATCGATCCCCATGAGTTGTCCGAGTTCGCCGCAGGAGCACCCGCCCCCATCGGGATACGCCCACGAAGATCCGGGACCGTGAACGTCGTCCCCGCGCCCGTCGCGCCGAGTACTGCCGCCAACGCCGGATATGCTGTTTTCGCGTATGCCGCCCCGTCGCACAACAGCCACCCCGGAGGAGCCGCCGCCCCGCCGAACGCGCTGATCGCACCCGTCGGGATTCCCATCCCTCCGGATCTTCCGATCACGTAGACGCGGCGGCGCGAGGCCGTGACGAGGACGCGCTGGCCGAGGGCGAGCGGGCCCGCGACGTTCTCGGGTGTGCCGCGCATCGGCTCGGTGTCGCCGTCGAGGAGGATACGCAGCGGGTCGCCCTGGACGACAGTCGCCCACCGGTAGGACGGGACCTGCTCGACGAGGGCCTTGAGGCGCGCGACCGTCCCCATGAGGTAGTCGAGCGTGGTCACAGGTCGATCACCTCCAGGAGTTTCGTCTTGGCGAGCGCGGTCGGGTCGAGCTGGTATTCGACCGATTTGACGACGACCCGCGCGTCCACCCCCTGCGACCGGAAGACCCCGGCGTCGTTGGGGACGATCGGTATTGGCATGTGCGAGATTTGTAGGGTCGCCTGTGGGGTCGAGGCGTCGATGAGGCGCCTGTGGGCGAGCGCGTCGATCGTTGCCTGGTCGGCGGCCTCGACTCCCGTCTCCGACAGGCTGATCCACCGGCCGCGCCGCTGCACCGAATACGGGGACTCGGGATCCTCGTTGGTGGCGACGCCGACGAGGGCGGGCGTGTCCCCGCTCCCCTGTCCGACGAGGACGACCCGGTTCGGCACGGATGCGAGATCCTGGTCCCTCGTCCACTCGGCCGAGTGGATCGACTCCTCGCCCTCGACGAACGCGAACGCCTGGGCTCGCGAGGCGGGGCGCGTGTAGGGCTGTAGCTGGAGGACCCCGTAGCCGTCAACGAACGCCGCCCAATAGCCTGCCGCCGAGAGCAGGTCGTTGATGATCGTGAGGAGTGACGTGCCCGCCTCCCACACGATCTGCGACGCGGCCACCGTCTGCGACGGCGTGACCGCGATCCGATCCCACCCCGCCTCGACCGCGAACTGCTTCGCCGCGCCCACGAGATTCTCCCCCGCCTCGACGCTCGTCGTCGCCTCGACGGCCGTCCCGTCGAGGATCGCGAGCTTCCCGAGCAGCTCCACATCCCACGCGCGCCCAGAATCCGAGTACGCGTCCTGCGGAGTCGACAAGAGGAACACACCCAAAGGCCACCCCTCCACGCCGACCGGCTCGTAGTCGATGCGGACCCTCTGCGAGAGCCAATCGATCGGTTCTCCCGTCTCCCGGATCGACAGGCTCCCCGACGCACGCAGGCGCGTCGACGCCGACAGGGAGACCGACCCGCCCGTCACGCCATCGAGAACTCGGATCTCCCGGTCGTCCTCATCGAGGAGGCGGACCACGTACTCCGCCTGCCGATGCGCGCTCACCGATCCACCTCCTCCAGAGAGGCCGACACCGCCCATTTGCCGCCGACCGCGCGATCCGTCTGGACACCGTCCAGGCTCCCGTAGATCCGCCGGCCCAGCGGATCCCGGTAGAGGAACGGCGCAGGCTGGTAGGCGAGCTCCTCGAGCCGCCCGACGAGATCGAACCGCTCATCAAGCAGCGTCGCATTCACGTTCACCTTGCGCTGACGCTGCGTGCCCGCCATCTCCACCCCAAGGCGACGCCCAGCAAAGTGATGAACCTGCCTGTTCACCAAGCCCACCGACGTCGAATGCTTCGGATCCCACTCGAGCGGGACCGCGAGCGCGAAGCCGTTGCCTCCCGAGAGCCAGATCGCGTCAGAGGCGGTCTCCAGCTCGACGACGACGGACGCCGTCGACGGCAGGTCGGACACGGCTGTGAGGCGGTAGAGGGTTGTCCCTTTGGAGAGGCATTCTGGGTCGACGATCGAGCCCGATACGGCGACGCCGTCGGCGACGAGCTCCCACGAGTCCCCGCCATCCACTGATCGTTCGATCGTGTTGGACACAGCGGCCGGTGGGACGGGAGTGAGCGACTGGTCCGGTTCCGGGTTGGAGATGGAAATCGTCGCCACGCCGAGTGTCTCATCCCACGATGCGACGCCAGTCGGCTGTGGCGGCACAGGAAACGCCACCGTAAAGCTGGTGTACGCCCATTGGGACCAGAGGCCGTGCCCGGACTTGACGCGGGCGAGAATCATGTAGGAGCCGCCGTCTTTGAGCGGCGTGGGCATGGCCCATGATGTCGCGGTGCCGACGACGGTCGTTTGCTCGATTGGCTCCTCGTTGCGCCCCGATACGCGTAGGACCTGTATTTGCGTTTCGGCTTGGGGAGCGTTTTGGGCCTGGTAGTACGTCCAGGAGACCGTCAGCCTGGACGTGTTGACCTTCAGCCCTAGTTCTGGCGTCACAATGGACATGCCGGGGGCGTCCGCCACCGTGAACGTCCCGACCGCGCTCCACGGTGAATAGTCGGCGTGCAGGCCCTTCGTCTGCACCTGCCACTCGTAGGAGGCGGCCGCAAGGCTCACCGTGTACGACTGGCTGGTCGTGACGGCCACGGTCGTCCACGAGGACGCGCCCGCCACCCGGTAGCGGAGGTTCGCGGCCGTCTGCACAGACGAATCCACCGGATTGTGCTGCCACGCGAAAGTGATCGAACCGGTGAGCTTGTTCCCCGTCGGCCCCGTCAGCTTCGGAGCGTTCGGAGCGGCCAAGAGCTGCACCGTATTCGACGCAGACGAAGCGGGCGAGGACACGCCGTTGTCGGTCTGGACGACCGTATACGAGTGCGTTGTCTGCGCGTCGGGCGTCGCGTGCGTGAACGAGAACCCAGAGGAGCCCGTCGATGCTGCGACCGTCCCGACCTGCCTGCCGTTGTCGTAGACCGTGAACTTCCCCGCACCCGGGTAGGCCCTGGTCCACGAGACGACAATGTTCCCCGACGAGTCCTTGACAGCCGTCACTCCGGTCGGCGCGCTGACAGTCGACGTCACCCACTGGGAGGACTGTGTCTTCCCCCCAGCCTTCCCGGAATCACCCCACACCCGATACGTGAAAACATCGTTCGCGGGCAGGGACGTATCGGTCCACGAACGGACCGACCCGCCCACGGTCGCGACCCGCTCCCACACGCCCTTCGCCTGGTCGTACCGCTCAATACCCTGAGCAAGCACAGGCGCGTCCGACGTCGACGCGATCGCCCACGACACCGTCGCCTGCGACGCAGACACCCGCGACACCGACACCGACGACGGGGCCGCAGGCGCGTTGTACGGGCGCGCCGGAAGCGTCAAGTACGCGACGACCGACGGATTCCCGCCGTTCCAGATCGGCCCCAGAGACGCGCCCACACCCACCGTCGTCCCAGACCCATAGTTGAGCCCCTGAGACCACGACCACTGGCGCAGCACCTTCGTCGCCCACCCGCCGTACGGCGAGGAGAACGAAAACCCGGCCGAACCATCACCGCCCTGCCCCCACCACCTGAACGTCGACGAATAGTTATGACCGTAGCCGTCCGCCCTGGCGGTAATCGACGCCGTCACCGTCACAACACCGGACGCCGGATTCCCCGAATACGACAGGTCCACGCCGATAGACATGTACCCCGAAGACGCAGACCACATGGTTATCGACAGCCCCTCTCCTCGTCAGATTCCCATGAGCTCACGCGCCCGCGAGCGCGATGCCGGAGCGGCGGCTTCGGCGAAGACGTGCTCGGCTTCGACCTGCATGCGGCCGATGAGGGTGCCGTCGGCGTCTTTGACGATGAGGACGCCAGGGATCGATTGGTTGTTGAGCAGGCGGTTCCACTGGTCGCCGGTGAAGACGGGCTCGGGCTTGCCCGTTCGGTTTTCGACGACGGTGATTCCGGGCTGGAGGAGTCCGCCGTTGTCGTAGAGGAAGCGGCCGGCGTGGGCTCCGCCGTAGACGCCGGTCTCGCGGACGCTCATCCCGAAGGTCGGGGCCTCGACCATCATGCCGTTTCCTGATGCGATGGCGACGTGGTGTGCGCCGCCGGCGCCGGGGGCGCCGCCCCAGAAGTACAGGTCGCCGGGCAGGATTGCCCCGTTGGGGACGGCTGTGGAGGCGGCCTGGAAGCTGGAGGCGGTGTGGCGTGGGACGTCGATGCCGAGCTCGCGCAGTGCCCAGACGACGAGGCCGGAGCAGTCGACGCCCCCGGGGACGTTGACGCCGCCCCACACGTAGGGCGTGCCGATCGCGAGCCTGGCCTGCTCTACCAGGCTCGACGCGGACATGTTCTTCGTGGACTCCTGGAGCCAAGAGGCAAAGGAATCTATCCACGAGTAGGGCAGGCTTCGGCCCGCTTCGGCGAACATGCCCCGGCCGGGGAGCATGCTCATGATCGCGTCGATGGGCTTGCGGACGAGATTCGCGACCGCGCCGAGCGGGTCGGTGATGATCGACGATAGGGCCCGCGCCGAGGACTGGAGCCAGCCGAGGGCACCGGAGATCCCGCCTTCCACGGCGTTCCAGATGCCACCAGAGGCGAACGCCTGGCCCCGGTCCCCACCCGGGAGAGAGCGTCCGCTCGAGGCCGCAGCGTTCATCGCTGCGACCGCACTGGGTCCGCCGACGGCGCGCACCCACTCGGGCCTCATGATCGCCTCACCGCCCGACAGGGCGAGCATGCCGCCGCCATCAGGGGAGACGAAATGGTAGACGTCGCGGCCGGGCGTGTAGCCGGGCAGGACACCACCAGAGGCATAGCCGGAGATCCTGGACGCCCACGGCAGGCGCACATCCGACCCGATCTTCTCCGCGAGCGAGTTCGCCATCGCCCGGATCCCGTTGTTGTAGACGGTGTCAATGACGAAATTGATCGGGACCGCGGTGATGGCCTTGATCCCGGCCCAGACGGCGCCGATCGCGTCGCGCATGGTCTCGAAGGCGGACTTCACGCCGCTGGTGAAGCCGTCGATGCTGCCCCGGACGGTGCCGGTGATCCAGTCGACCACTGGTGAGATGACGGCCTTGATCCCATTCCAGACGACAGTGATGCCGTCCCAGAGGATCTGCGCGCCCGTCTTGATGCCGTCCCATACGGCGGTGATGATGGGCTGGACCCAGGTCTGGAACCAGCCGACGACGAGGTCTGCGCCGGCCTTGATCCCATTCCAGGCGGCGGTGACCAGGTCGCCCATGAGCTTGGCGCCCGCCTGGATACCCTCCCAGACGCCCTGCAGGATGGGCAGGACGTGCGCGGTGAACCAGTCGACGACCAGGCCGGCGGCGTACTTGATGAGGTCCCAGCCGAGCTGCACGAGGTCGGAGAAGACCTCGAACCCGAACTCCAAGCCTTCCCAGACGCCCTGCAGGGTCGGGAGCATATATGCGGTGAACCAGTCGACGACGACCATCGCGCCGCCCTTGATGCCCTCCCAGGCGGCCGTCACGCCAGCCCGGAAGGTTTCCGAGTTATTCCACGCGTACACGAGGCCCGCGGCGAGTGCCGTCAGGCCCGCGACGACCAAACCGATCGGGTTCGCGTTCATCGCGGCGTTGAGGAGCCACTGGCCCGCCGCGGCGGCCTTCGTCGCAGCGGTTGCAGCGAGCTGGGCGCCCTTCGACACGACGATCGCCGCGGTGTTCTTCCCCCAGGCCAGCGCCGACGCGGCCAGGTTCTTCACCATGTCGACGCCGTACATGCCCTTGAGGATCAGCGTCTCAGCATTGTCGGCGACGAGCGCGCCCGTGTGGACCGCCAGGCCCTTCGCGGCCCCGTACAGTCCCGAGATGAACTGGGCGAAGGCGATGCCCGCCATCGCCGCCTTCCAGGCCGTGAAGGTCCCCACGACCGCGAGGATCGTCCCCTTCTTCGCGAGGAACTCCCCGATGGCGGAGACGAAGTCGCGCAGCCCCTGATTCTGCTGGAGCGAGGAGAAGAAATCCTGGACCGCTGGAATGAGATGCCCGGTCAGGATGTCCCACGCCTGCTGCCCGAGCTCGTGAACGTTGAAGAGGAACTCGACGAAGACGCTGTCCTCCTCGAGGCCGAAGATCGGCCCCGAGTAGTCACCGTTCGCCAGGACGTCCCACACGCCCTTCAAGCCGGGGAAGAGGTCCTCCTGAATCCACGTGAACGCCGCCCCCGCGGCGTCGGACATCTCCGACAGGGCGTTGGTGAGCATGGGCTTGGCGCCGTCGACGATCTCCTTGACCCCCGAGACCATGGCCGCCTCGAAGTTTCCCCAGGCACCCTCCATCGTCGCCGTCGAGGTCGCCGCCTGCTCGGCAACGTCCGTCATGCCCAGGTCGAGGATCGCCTGGTTGAACTCGTCGGCGGTGATCTCGCCCTTGGCCATAGCGTCACGGAAGTTGCCCGTGTAGGCGCCGGCCTTGAGGAGGGCGTCCTGGAGCTGGCCCGAGGCGCCCGGGATCGCGTTCGCGAGCTGGTTCCAGTTCTCCGTCGTCAGCTTCCCGGCGCCCGCCGTCTGGGTGAGGACCATGCCGACGGATTTGAACGTGTCCTTGTTCCCGCCGGCGACGGCGTTGAGGTTGCCCGCGGCCTGCGAGAGCTTGTCGAAGTCCTTGACGTTGTTCGCCGCGAGCTGGGCCGTGACGTTCTGGATGTCGCCGAGGTCATAGACCGTCTGGTCCGCGTACTTCTTCGCTGAGGCCGTCAGCGCGTCGATCTGGGTGCCGTCGATGCCGGCGAAATTCAAGGTCGCCTTGAATTTGTCCGTCGCGTCCGACGCCTCGAAGGCCTGCTTCGTGACGTTGGTGAGGAACCCTCCGACGCCGATTGCCGTCAGGCCTCCCAGGGCGACGGCGCCGATCTTCGCCGCCGATTTGAAGGCCCCACCGAGCCCGGAGGTGATCTTGTTCTCCGCCGCCGAGGTATCGACGCCGCCGAGCTCCTTGTTGATGTCCTTCGCGATCCCCTTACCGGAGACCGCGACCTGCAGCCATGCGGTCCCGAGCTCGTAATTCCCCGCCATCGGATCACCCCCGCCTCGTCACGCTGTTCAGTTCTCAATCTCCGGATGCCGCGCGAGCCACGCCCGTGCCTTCGCCTCCGCCTTACGCTGCTTCTCCGCGACCTTCTCCTGCCACCCCGGCTCGGGCGGCTCCGGCCTGGGCGGCAGCTGCGACTGCTTCGCCCCCGCAGCGCCGAGGACCGCGCACTCCAGGCGCCAGCCGACGTCGCGGATCAGAGCCGCCTCATTCGACAGGGCCGCCGCCCCGCCCTCGGCGTACCCCGTCGCCGACCCCGGAGGCAAGCCCTTGATGAGCACCCCGAGCCGGCGCAAGGTCAGGCGCCCCCGGAACAAGTTGAGGAGGTCCACCCCGTAGAAGCGCAGCAGGTCAGCCTCGATGGCCTCCCAACGCCTTCTCAGGAGCGTCAGGAGGCCCGGGATTCCGGGTTCATCGCTTGGAAGAATTCACCGATGATCTCCCCGGCGGCCGACACCGGCGCTGCCCCCTCGTGCGCACGCCTGTAGGCGGCCACGACCTCATCGAATCTGTCGCCACACATATGCATCGCGACCGAGATCCCCGCCTTCGTCCGCTCCCCATCTGACAGTGACGAGTCGTCCATACGGACGAGATTCACCGTGTAGGTCAGGTCGTTGAGGTGCTCGGGCGCGATCTCAACCTCCACGCCCCACAGGTCTACCGTGATCGGCTGCGCCTCACCCTTATCGGTGGCGGACTGGGCCTCGCGGCGCGCCAGCTCCGCCGCAGACGGAGAGTTCTTCTTCTCGGTCGTCGTGGTCATTGTCGGTCCCCTTTCGTGGGATGTCAGTCGGCCCTAGAGAGGTGATGGAGATGGACCGTTCCCCTGGCCGGGACCGACTTCCAGCCAGGGGAACGGAGACAGACAGTGCCCAGGATCAGCCCTCGGGGATGAGCGCCGGCGCATTCGTCAGGATCTGGAATCCGCCAAGGATCTCGAAGCTGAACTTGTAGGCGGTGAGCTCCCCGATCTTCAACTGGACGCCCTCGCGAGCCCCCAGCTGGAGGCTCGGCAGGAGGACGCGCCACTGGATCGAGGAGTCCGAGGTGTCGAACGCATCGATGACGGCCGTCATCGTCCGCGCTTTGCGGGCCGCGGGAATCTCGATCCTCGCGATGGCCCCGACCTTCTTCGCTGTCGCGTCAAAGAATGCGAGGAACTGCTTGAGCTTCGACTCCAGGACGACGACCTCGATCCCCGTCGACGAGTCCGACATGTAGGTCTTGACGACCCCGTGATTCTGATGGCCTCGGAGCTTGTCGACCGAATCGTTGAGGTTGATCGACATGCCGTCCTCGCCGATCCAGCCAACGTCCTCGAGACCCGAAGGCACAGGAGTCGAGAGATCCACGATCGATTCGAGGGCGATCTTGCCGTCGCCCAGGTAGAACGAATCGTTTTCCGACCCGAACATCAGCGCGTTCGCTGCATTGAGTTTTGCCATGGGAGTATCCCCTTTCAGATGAGACGAATCGTGAACGTGTAGGTGGCCGAGTACCTCGGCCGATCGGTCCTATCCGGGTCGGGAAACTCCCCGGGCTCCCCCGACTCGACGACGTTCACCGGAACCGCCGAAGACGGAAGAGCATGAATCGCTTCGTCCACACGGCCTGCGAGCGCCGCCGCTTTCCCGGTCGAGACCGAGTAGGAGTCGACGATGAGGGAGGCTCGCGTGAGGATCCGCGATGTGCGGCCCGGCCCGCCGGCGGCGATGACGCGGACGAACTCCTCTGGCGGGTCCGTGTCGGGTCGCTTGGAGACGACTGGGATGCCGTCGAGTCGTTCCTTGAGGTAGTCGATGATGAGCTTCTTGACGTCGGGCGTGCGCGGCATCGTTCACCCCTCTCTGATCGCTGCGAATTCGAGCGCGTGGCGTGCCGCCGCGGCTCGAGCTTCTTTCGTGGTCGGCTTGACGTAGGCGCGCGTGCGCGAGAGCGTCCTCGGCTCGACGTCGAAGCCGTCGCCGGCGCGTGCTGCGACCTTGGCGGCGGCCTCGTTGACGAGCTTCTGCGCCTCCGGTGAGCGGAGCATCGCCTTGAAGCCCTTGCTGCTCCTCGTGAACTTGATGTGGCCGCTCATCGTTCGTTCTCCACGAGTCGAAGCTGGACGACGAGGCCGAGCGGCCAGCGCCCCGGCTTGCCGTCGACCTCGTAGGTGCGGCCGTCGATCACGAGGCGGTCGGCCGGATCGACGTCCGGGAATTCGCCTCGCCAATAGACGGTCGGCTGTGAGACGACCGGGTCGGTTCCCGCGGCGACCGGCTCCGAGGTTCCCCCAGGTGCGAAAAGCCCCGGAGGAAGATCCTCAGAAACCGGTGCGCCGGGGACCGGCTCTCCGTACTGATCCACGGTCGCCTCGGAGTCGCGGACCCGGGTGATCGGAACCTTCCACGAGTCCATCACGGCGCCACCTCCCCAGAGGCGAGGAGGTCGACCTCGTAGGCGCGTCCCCTGCGGCCCGCGAGCGCGCGACGCTCCGCCTTCGTGAGGTAGAGGTCGCCGCCGGGGTTGGTGAAGGTGAGTGCCTGCGAGAACGGGCCCGTCGTCATGGACGCGTTGGAGACGCCGATGGCGTCCTCGTCGCCGAGAGGGGCGAGCATCGCTCGGTGGACCATCTGGCAGACGATGCGGCGCAGTGACTCGAGCTGGGCGCTCGGCCACTTCGGGCATTCGTCCTTGATGAGGCTCATCGCGTCGTCGATCAGCGCGGTCGCCCGCTGCTTCTCGTCGTCGGTGAGGAGCCTCCACCGGGCCTCGAGGTCCTCAGGCGTCGCCCACGGCACGGTTGAGGACGGATCGACTGCTGTCATGAGTTCGACCTCGCTTCCGCGTCAGGACGCCGCGCCCTTCTCTGGCTCCTCGTCCTCGGCGTCCGGCTCCTCGGCGTCCTGGGGCGCGTCGCCCTCGAGCTCCTCGACCGGATCTTCGTTCGTCGTGTGGGCGGTGCGCTTGTCGATCCCGAGCGAGCGCTTGATCTTCACAGGCAGCTTCTCGACGGAGCCCTTGAACGTGGCCCACTGCCCGCCGAGAGTGGCCGCCATCGCCTCATCGACGTTGACGACCACCCCGGAGTTGACGTTGATCAGGCGCGACATCAGGACTTGTCCTCGATGATCGCGAAGCGCTCGGCGAACGCGTGCCAGGCGTACACGAGCTCCAGGCGCAGAGCGATCTGGTTCTTGCGCCGCAGGTCGCCCTGGCCGTCCGGATCGCCGTAGGTGATGAGCTCGAGCGGGAGCTCGCGCTGGATACCCCAGCGCAGGCCGTCCTGGAAGTCGCCGACGATCGCGCGGACCTTCGTGTCGGTGGCCTCCGGCACGCCGGAGACGGTCGACCCGACGGCGACCGGGATGCCCATGAAGTCGGTCATCGCCGTGCCGAAACCGAGCGTCGGGTAGCGGAGCTGGGAGGTGGTGCCCGCCCCGTCCTTCGTCTTGAGGTTCGACAGGCCCCAGGAGAACTTCGGGTCGAAGGCGGCGCCCGTCACCTGGGCGGGGTTCGCCGCATCGTTGATGACGAGGCCGACCGCAGCGCGGAAGTCGTCATCGATCTCGGAAGTTCCCGCGCCGATCTCGACGCGCTTCGTCGTCGCACCGACGTAGTTCGACCACGTGGAGATCTCCGTGCCCGTGAGCGGGTTGATCCTGTGGAAGACGCCGAGATCGAGGGCGCGCGAGAGCGCGTCGGCACCCGCCGAAGCGAGCTCATTGAGGACGCCGAGCTGGTAGTCCTCGTCAGCCCACTTGACCTCCTGGTTGAAGCGCATCGTCACCTGCGCCTTGTGCGGGACGACGGTGACCGAGCTGAACCCGCCCGTCGTCGACCCCTTGTCGCCGCCCTCTTCCACGAACTCCGCCTTCGGGAGGTCGTTGAAGACGATGATGTCCGTCTTTCCGAAGCGCATCGGCTCGGACGCCGACAGCTTCGCGATCGTGGACGTCGACATGGTCTTCTTGACCATGCCGTCCGCGATCTCACGGGGAAGCAGGACCTTCGCCTGCTCCGTGCCGAAAATGGCCATTGGTGTTCTCCCTTCCGGAGAGATTCAGTGAATGAGAATCAGTTCCCGAACAGGCGCCGAATCAGGTCCTGCTCGGAGGAGAGCGACACGCTCGGCGTCGACGCGATCCCGTCAACGACGGGCGCCCGGCCCTTCGCGAACTCCTTGAGCTGCTCCGCGTGCTCCGTGAGCTCCTCCAGCGAGTCACCGCGCAGAAGCTCCGCCGGCACGCCGGCCTCCTTCGACGCCTTCGCCCGCCACGCCCGCACCTCGTCCGCGTGCTCGAAGGCCTTCACCTTCGCCTGCGCGTCCGCGAGCGCCTTCGCCGTATCCTCGGCTCCCTCGGCGCGCGCCTTCAGGTCGTCGTAGTCGGCGAACTTGCGCCGCTCACGCGCCAGACGCTTCTCGATGATCGCGTCCAGGTCCTCCTGTGTCGTGATCGCCTCGAACTGCGCCGCCGGCGCCTCCCCAGCACCCTGGGTCTGCTCCCCGCCCTCAGCGGTGATGGTCGAATCGGACATGACGATGCCCCTCCTGTGTTCCGTGAGAATCCGGCCCGTCGGCCGCATGTACCCCGCTGAACCCCAGCGGTCAGGGAAACCAAACGCCCGCGCGCCGCGGGCATGAGAAAACCCCGGAGCCGTCATGGCTTCGGGGTTCGTCGTAGGTAGGCCGAGCGCTAGACCGACTGTTCGGCCAAGTAGCCTTTCAGCTCTGCGAGCTCTTCATGAAGGTCATCGAAGATGTCATTGATCGTCGTCAGCCGATCAGCCCATTGCTGCGTGACGAGGCCGTGCTTGCCTAGAGACGATACGCACCCGTCCAAGTCAGGACCGTCGAAACGAAGCATCGAATCGAGATACTCCGATGCTTCGGTATCCCCGACTTCGTTCATCGCTGCAATCGTATCGAGCACGAACTGGCGCGAGAGCCGTTGCCCCTCGCGATCACGCTCCAATTCAGCGAATTCATCCTTCACGGGAGCTATCCTACATGCTTCTTGTGTATGGGTGAATGGACTTTACTATTCGCCCCTTGGAGTCGTTCCTATAGGCGACTCTAACGCTGATTCCGCGGACGTTCCCCACGACCGTTCCTAGATTCGTTTCAGGCAGCTGCCTACTGCTGAGTACTTCAATGCCAGCTCGCGCGATATCCTCCGGCGTCCAATCTTCAGGAAATTCGTCGGAGCCGAATCGCCAGCCATAGCCGTAGAGGTGTCCCCCAGACTTTCTGTCGCCATACAGCGTGTGGTACCACGCATTCGCTCTAAGACGCGGAAGGCCGGCTGGCCACTCTACCGGCAGCTCTACTATCTCCTCCGGTGCGAGACGATGAGTCTTGTCCTCGACCAACCCACGCGCGTCCAAATCAAGACGCGCTTTCCGCGCAATATCACCAACGGCGCTCAACTGAAGCGTCCCATCGTGGGAAGCGTTCCTCGGCTTCTTCGGCTTGACCCCATCGCTGTAGCGATCGGGAAAGAGCTTCCGCATCGCCTTCAGGATCTGTTCCTTGTCGGACGGGTCCCCGCCATCGGCATCGACGGCGTCACGCGCCTGCGAATACTCGTCGTACAGCCGCTCAGGGTCGTATCCCTCGATCTTCGGATGCGTCTTGCCGAACGATGGGACAATCTGGCAGTCGCAGTTCCGATGGCTCGCAGCTTCTGCCTCAGGCTCCCCGGTGTACGCGAAGCCCCTGGAGGCGAGCATCGAACACCACGCGCACGTCGACGCTCCCTTCGGAACCCTCGCCCATCCCGGCTTCGCCGGATCCCGCTTGATGTTCTTCGCGATCGTGTCCTTCGCCGACTGCTTCACCCAACGCGAGATCTCACCGCCGACGGCGTTGAGAACCTGGTTCGGCTTGTCCTCCCAGAGCCCGCCGGCCTGACGTCGAATCGTCGTCTGGATGTGCTCCTCAGGGATCGGATCCGCGAGGAGCGTCGTGAACGGCGGAAGCCCCGGCACCTCCGCGCGCACCTTCTCGTACCAGTCCGCCGCTGCAGCGGCTGCGACGTCGCCGTACCTGTTGACGAGCGCCGGCACGAGCTCGAGCAGTGCGTCGCGCACCTGCGCCGGATTCGAAACGTCGAGGCGCGACCATAGCTTCTTGAGGTCCCGAACGGCCAAGCGCGCCGCCTCGTTCTGCGCGTTGAGCAGCCGATTGACGTCCTTACGCTCCACCACCAGACGTCACCTCCGACAGGGCAGCTCCCTCCGGCTCCGCGCCCTCCGTTGCGAGCCTGTCGAGGACGCCCGACGCCGATGAGCGCCGGATTTCCGCATTCATCTGATCGATCTCGCCCTGCGTGAAGCCCGCTCGACGCAGAGCGACGGTCGTCTCGGCGACCTTCGGGATCGCCTGGACCGTCTTCACGATGAAGTCCGACGACGCCTGCGGAGAGACGTAACGCGCCGGCGTCCAATTGACGTTCAGGCGCCACGACTCCGCCGGCGGCTCAGAGAGTCCATCGCGGACCATGACGACGTCCTCAGCGATCCGACGGAGCGCCGGAGTGAAAACCCTCCACTGGTACTCCGCCTCGTCCGAGAGCGCGTACTCGGCCGCCTGCATCGCCTCAGCCGACGCCGGATTGTCCGCGAAAATCCCCACGGCCGACGTCGGCAGGTTCGTCGCCGAGCAGAGGTTCTGCGCGAGCTGCCTGTACATCGCGAGATGCGGCTCCATCGTCATCTGAGGGAACTGCTCGACCTTGGGCATCTGCCCTTCCTCATTGAGGCCGATCGAGAGGAGACGCCCCATGATCGCCGACCAGCGATCGACCGAATCGAAGGCGTCCTCATCCGCTCCGATCACCGCGCGCTGAGGGCTCGAGAAGAACTCCGCACTCGTCTCCGTGCGCACCATCGTCCGAATCGCAGCATCCGTCAGATACCGGACCTCGCGGCTGATCCGCGAGCGCCCGAACGGGCGCGAGAGCTGCGGATCGTAGATGATCGGCTCGACCATGACCCGGTTCCACTCGTTTGGAATCCGAACGACCGACCACGCGGCGCCCTCACGCTTCATCACGATCGTGGACTTCGGCAGGAGCATCGTCATTGCCGTCGGGACGACCATTGTCCGCGCGATCAGCCGGTCCATCTCATCCGAATACGACTCCCGCGTCGATTCGGTGACGATGAGCGCCGCGTAGATTCGCCGGCCCTGGTGATCCCACAGCGCCGTCGTCCAGCGCGCGTCTCGCGCCCGAATGACAACGGGAGGCTCCCCGTCCGCCTCGTTTCCCTTCAGGACCGTCAGGAACGCGCAGGAGTGCGTGTACGCGCTCGTGATCGCCTGCGCGAGCTCGGACCCGAAGTCATTGACCGTGAGCACCTCGGAGAGACCGAACGGATCAAGGTCGCCATCGAGGGCGATCCCCTCGAACACGTGCTTGCGCGCGAGCGCGCCAACGACCTTCTGCGGCCACCCGAGAGCAGCGCGCGTCCCGGCCATCTGAGGAGGAATCGAGATCCCCAGATCCTGGAATGCGCGATGCCCGTCGTAGTACTGCGCGAGGAGGTTGTTCTTCGCCGCCTTGGACTGGAGCTGCCACCACAGGCTGTTGAGAGCGGACTGCTCGTCGGAGGTGAGCTCCTTGAACTGCGGAGCCGTGATCATAGGACCCTCACCGCCTTCCTCTGCGTCCCCTTCGGGCGCCTCTTCGTCGTCCTCACCGCCCAATGCGCGAGCGTCGCCGCGTCCAAGAGCGCCACCGTCTGCCCATCCGGCGCCAGCCAACCGAAGCCGCCCTGCGCGCCGATCTTCCGGAGCGTCGCCCACCCCACCTCACGGTCAAGCTCCGGCGACTCCCAATGGGCCACACGACCCGTCTTCACGCCCTCGAGGAACATCGAGTGCGCCGTGATCACCTGGTCCGTCGACGGCGTCCAAATCAGACGCTGAGGCACACCCGCCGCGCGCAACTGATCGATCAGATAGCCCGTGCCGCCCTTCCCGTCGACGACGATCTGCGCCGTCCTCGCGAGCCGATCAGCCTCCGTCAAGAACGAGATCGCCCACTCGACTCCGGCGGCCGCCGCCTCGACACGCACACCATCGACCAGAATCCGCCGACGATCGACCCTGGACGCGGCCGCGAGCGCGACGTGCGACCCGTCGACGGAGAAGCGGACGGCGAAGCACTGGGACGGGTAGGTGTCGACGTCGACGTCGACGAGGCACTCGAGCCACTTGTCGGCCGGAATCGCCGCGGCCTGCTTCGCTTCCTTGTCCCAGATGCCCAGGGCCTCGCGCCGGAAGGCGTCATCGGAGGCGAGGAGCTTACGCATGCGCAGGATCGCTGTGCGACTCGTCCTGTGCGGATACGAGGGGTTCGCCTTCGAGACCTGCTTCCAGTCGACGTGCGACTTCTTCCACGTCGCCGGGTTCACTCCCTCGTCCGAGGAGAACTCGACATAGAGCGTGTCCTCGTCGCCCGCGAGCGCCTCGGCGCGCCGGTGCGCGAAGACCTCCCCCGGGTCCTTCGGGCGCGGTGGCGTGCCCATCATGATGACGAGGCCGTTCGCCGCGGCGTTCGTGGCCGGCTCCATGTCGGACATGGCGTTCTCCGTGAGGATCTGCGCCTCGTCGAGAACGAGGATGTCAACCTCGGCAAAGCCGCGGCCGAAGCCCGCCTCGCGCGCGCCGAACAGGATCCTGGACCCGTTCTTGAAGTTGATCGCCTGCTCACCGTTCGTCGCCCTGACGCCTTGGATGTGGCCGGCGACCTTCGGGCGCCTCGACATCGTGCGCATCTTCTCGAAGGTCTCGTTGGACGTGCGCGTCCTGTGCGCGGTCCAGATGACCGTGAGGCTCGGGACGATCGTGCAGAGCGCGAAGACGATCCATCCGATCAGGTAGGTCTTGCCGACCTGCCGGGGGATGGAGAGGACGACTCCGCCGATGCCTGCGGCGTACATGCCGTCGGACCGCTTCGCGAGCGCGAGGGCGCCGAGGCCCTCCTGCCAGGCGTCGAAGCCGATTCCGAACGTCGCACAGCGGTTCTTGACCGGCGTCCAGCCTGTCGAGACGATGCCCGAAGGGATCTTGACGTGGCGGGCGATCTCAGACAGACGCGGGGTCGAACTCCTCGTCTTCGGCTCCGCCGCCATCGTCCTCGTCCCCCTCGTCCTCCTCCTTGCGCGCCTTGATCTGCTGGGTGATGTCGACGATCCGCTTCGTCAGAGCCGCCAGGTCGCGCGCCGGCGTCATCGGATCGTCAATCGCCTTGGCGACGCGATCGCGCGTCGCAATGAGGAGCTGAAGATCATCACCCGACCGGGCCGCAACGAAAACAGAATTCGGAGAATCCTCCGAATTATCCGAAGAATTCAATTCGACGGCCTTTCTTGCCGCCATTCCATCGATCACCTTCAAAGCGCTCACCATTTCCGCACCTCCCGCGCCAGAATTCCCGAATTCACACCCATGCATAATATGCACCCGCCCGAATATTGGCCCCGTTGGGGAAAACCCGGGGAGATATTTCGCTATGACCTCGTTTGGGGTGCGGGCGGGGAGGGGAGGGGAGGGGCATCCCCCCAGCCCCTCCGACCCTCGACGCATATTTATACATCGAATTCTCGCGGGCGAATTCTTCACCAGCGACCCGAATTGTCGATTCGGCGAAATCTGATCGGCTTTCGAATTCGCGTGTACGTCTTCGGAGCGCCGAGCCTTCCACCGCTCGATTGGTTGCACCTGCGGCAAATCACCCGACCGTTGTCGAGCTCGTAGCCGCCACCAAGAGCGACCGGCGTGATGTGATCCGCCTCGGCAGAATTCGGGAGCTTGCCCCGCGTGTAGTCGAGCTCGACCTTGCACTCCGGACACCGAGTCACGCCCAAGGACCTGTCCCTCGCGATGACCGCGTCGCGCCACTGGATGTGCGCCGTCGTCCCAGTCCTGGAGGTCGCCATCACGCACCCCCAGAAATGCGAAGCGGCCGCCGGTCTTCGTACCAGTGGCCACTGCTAGCACAGTACACCGTGACAGCCCCGACCGCCCGCACCTCACACCCCACAGCGCGCCGTCGCCAACGCCGCGATATCCGCAGGCCGATACAACCTCCGACCCGACGAGAACGCCACAGGCTGCAGTCGCCCCCGAGAACACCACTGGCGGACGGTCGCATCAGGGATCACCCGCAACGCGATCAACTCCGCGACCTCCCGCGCCCTCGGCCTCGGCAACGCCCGACGCCCCGCCTCCTCGAGCAGCCGACCACGCGCCTCAGCAACATCGACCACTACGCCGCACGCACACGACACCTCCGACGCATCCGGCGACGCCAACACCTCGAGCCCACACGACGGGCACCTGCCCGCGAACATCAAGCGCCTCGCATCCGGCGACGCCAACCGCTCCAGCCGACGCACCGCAAACAGCACCGCCTCGACCAACTCAGGCGCCTCCGCCCACCCGCCGATCCGATCCCGATACTCGGTGAACACCCGCCGAACCCCCCGCCAATCACCGCGAGGCACCGAGTACCTCGGGCCCATCACGAAGACGAGCAATGCCTGCGCCCACTCCCACAAGACCTCGCTCAAGTCCCACACCTCGACAACCAGCCCCAAGTTCACCGGCTCCTTCGACGACGGCACTCCACCCGCCGACGACTCACCCCGACGAAGACCCGCCGCCGCATACTCCAGATCACCGAGCAACTCCGGCAGATCCGACACCGCCGTCACCACCCGATTCACCGCCGACCGCGACACGAACTCCCCGGAACCGAGCACCTCACCCGACACCGGACACGCCCGAGACTCCACCCCATGCACCTCACTCATCGCTCACTCCTCCTCCGCTTCTTCCGCCGACCCCGGCGCCCCAACACGCGGGACACCGGCCCGTCCCGCGTGNGCCCCGACCCCTCACCCGAGCCCGACCCGATAGCCGACCCGACCCGCCCCTTCCCGTCCCTACCCGGGGACTGGCCAGTCCGGAGGGCAGCACTGGCCCAGTCGCCCCCCAGTCGATCCCCAGTCGGATGGGCCGCAGGAGCAGCGGGAGCGGTATCCAGCGGATCTCCAATCCGACGGCGATCGACCGTCGGGGGATCAACGCGGGTCGCTCGACCGCGATCCTCACCGGCAGATGCGGGAGCGGTATCCGACGGATCTCCAATCCGACGGTGATCAGCCGTCGGGGGATCGACGCGGGTCGCTCGGCCGTTCATCTGCCCCGCCCCTGCTTCGTCCGGCTCGGTTCCGTCAAGACCCGGGAGTACGCCCACCGAGGGCGCCTCTGAGGTCGAGGCACTCGAAGCCGCGGCGTCGCCGTCGCGGGAGGACTCCTCGGAGCGCAGCAATCCGCGCTCGGCGAGGTACTTCTGCGACCACCTGCCGTAGACGGGGTGATCGGGTACCGGCAGAAGCCGGTGGTATTGGTCCCAGGAGCCCGTGTCGTCGTCCTGCCGCGCTGAATTGCACGACATGCAGGCGACGACCAGCGTGTCTACGGTTCCCGCCTCTCCCGGATTGAGATGGTCCAGGGTCGCCTTTCGATTGGACGCTTTCCCCGGCCAGATCACCACCTTGCCGCACCAGCGGCAGTTGTCCCCATCCCTCAAGAGGACCGGCCCCTTGAGGTTCGGGTCGATCGTGTCCTTCGCCCTCTGGCGACTCCACTCCACATCCGCCTTCGAGCGAATGTGGATGTACTCTGGATCCTCGATGATGCGCAGACGCTGCACTCCGTCCACCTCGATGCGCTCCATCAGCCCTGCGCCGACGCACAGATCGATCAGCGTCTTCGCGTGGGCTCCCCCGTAGAGGAAAGCCGCGCCGAGATCGACGACGTAGTCCGTCATGTGCTTCGCCGAGTAGGCGGCGCACCTCGAGACGAATCCGTGGACCTCGTTCACGCTCCGCTCATCGGCGCCCGAGAGGCCGGAGACCATCATCAGCTTCGGATGAGTGTCCGACTCATCCCCGTGCCTCACCCACGCCACAGACGATCACCTCCTTGAACGCATCGAACAGGTCGAGCTGAACTCCCGGAAGGTCCGCGCCGAAGTGCCCTGCCCGCCAGCACGCGCAACGCTCGTCATGCGCGATTCGTGCATCGAAGAAGGGCGCAGACCCGAATGCGGTTCCCCGAACCGACCCGATCCAACCGATCGGTGAGTCCGCCATCTTCGTCTTCCAGTCTTCAGGAACGTCTCTCCGCTCGTACGGGCACAAGTCGTGCCGGCCGCCAGCGCAGTAGCCGCACCGCCCGTACTCGCACGGGCAATGCAACCGCCCTTCGTGAAGCAGGTAGACGAGCTCCTTGCGCATCGCTGGCGTCCACACGCTCTCCCGTATCGCCTCCGCTGTCACCTCATCCACGAGCGGCGCCACGACCACTTCTCGAAGGGGCCCCGCTCGTCGAGGCGCCCGCGCAGACGTGCAATCCCAGCGGCATTCCGAGTCTCCGCATCACGCCTCCACCAGCTCCCGCTTCTCCACGAACCCGACGAGCTCCTCGTTCAACCGCAGCCCGCGGTGATGCAACCACCTCGCGAGCCGCACCTCCGGCTCCCCTGGCCGCACCCTCGGCCGCTCCCGGCGCACGCCCTCCGAATCGATCGACGCGCGCAAGTAGATGAACTCCTTGCCCTTCGCGGTCGGATACATGTGCTGGGGCCCGTTCTTCACGTGCCCGCGCGCATCGCGCCCCCGCGTGCCCCGCTGATCGATGAGCAGCCCCGTCGCGTAGAGGAACTCGAAGAACGCCTTCGCCCCGACCTCCGAGAAGTAGTGCTTGTGGAACTCCGTCAACGTCGGCCCGTCGGCCGCCTCGATCGCCCTCACCGTCTGCGCCGCGGCCGCCGCCCGCTCCTCCGCCTCCGTGACCTGCCCGCGCGCCTCCTCGAGGACGCGGTTCGCCTCCACGAGGGCCGCGGCCATCAACTGCTCCCCGCTCATCGACGAGGACGAGGCCGGCGCCCTGCCAAACGAGTACGACCCCGTCCTGCGGATCGACGGGAGAACCTCGTGCGTCACCCACCGCTTGAAGTCAGATGTCTTCCTTCCACGGCTCCCGAAGATCGCTTGATACAGCCCCGCCTCGGAGATGATGGACATCTTCTGGATTCCTCCAGGGGTACGCACTTCTGCGTACCCCTTCTCGTCCTCATCGAGGCTACGAGTCATCTCCGGTGCTGCCCTGTACCCGAGGATCTTGGCGACGTCGGACGCGACGAACCACGGCTCGCCCTCGTCGTCGATGTGAACGCGGACCGGGGAGTCCCCGTAGAACTTCGTGAGGTCATGCATGGAGGGCTCCTCCTTCGACTGATGGTGCTGTGCTGAGAAGGCGGCGCGAATGCGCTCGTTGCGCTCGAGGCGGGCCTGCCTCAAGAAGTCGGCCCTGGCGAGCTCGGCGACGATCTCGACGTCGAGGGCGAGCAGGATGCGATCCTTCTCCGCCTGAGAGGCGAACTCCTTCATCACCAGACCACCTCCGAAGAGTCGAAGGCGAGGCCGGCGGCCTCGATGAGCCCGTTGGCGAGCTGAAGGGCCTCCAAAGGCGTGAGGACGAACGGCCCCTCGGGGACCTCGACGAGGACGCGGTCGCCCTCCGCGTAGATCGCCTCGGTGACCGGCGCGGGCTGGGGTCCCCACTCTTCGGGGAGGACTCCTGGGATGCACGCGAGGAATGTGCGAGTACAGGTATGCGAATCGGCCATGATGAGCCGCTCCTTCGGTCTACTGAACCAATAGGTGCGACCTCTGCACCGTTTTCAGCGGCGCGCGGGTCGGGAGCTGAAAAGCCGTCAGTAGCCGGCCCCGGGTATTCCCCCGCTGGGCGGGGTCTTGTATTCCCACGGACTCCCGACGCATGAAGCGCCGACAAGGAAGCCGCACTCTCGTGGCGGCATCCGCTACTGATGGACTTTTCAGATCCATCACCTACGGTAGCAGCCGCGAGGGCGACTGTGGAAGATTCACGGTCACGTTGCGACGAGAAGGCAGCCAGCACGATACTCACCGCTCTCCCCGCGCGTCTTCGCCGACGATGACCCCGGTAGCGGCGTCGATCGCCCCGTCCTCTGTGAGGATCGTCTGGGCGCCGACGACGCGGAACCCGATCGTCGTCTGCCGGCCGAGGTCGCGGAGGTTCCCCTCGTCGTCGACGAGGAACTCGTGCGGATCCCGCTTGAACTCCGGCAGCCTCACGCTGATCCGATCGACGATCTCGACCGTGTCGTCGGAGGCGAGCTGGACCTTCAACGCGAGCGTGAGCTGGCCCTGCCGGCCCGTCTGCTGGACGCGCTGGACGATCGCCCGCAGCTCCTCCGACAGCTCGTCCTTCGTTCTCCCGTCGCCGAGGAGCTCGAGCACCTCGACGAACGTCATCTCGCCGGCGCTCATAGCTTCCCCTGGGTCTTCGCGCACTCGACGATCCTGGAAGCCACCTTGAGTGCGATCCCGACGTTGTCGTGCAGCGCCCGCTCGAGGTCGGCGATGAGCGGAAGCGGGAGCCTGATCGCCGGATCGCAGGAGAAGAGCTTCCAGCCAGTTCCCCTGACCAGTACTCCCAAACCGTGCGGGGCGTCTTCCGGTAGAGAGATCATCCCGTCGGAGTAGACGTGTCCAGGCCCGTCGACGACGAACGCTTGCTTGACCGCAACGACGTAGTAGTCGCCGGGCGCCGACGGCCAGTCAACCTCAGGCGGCTCCCACTCGCCCTCCGGCTCGGCCGGCGCTTCTACCACCGCCTCGGCCTCGTACGCGTCCTCGTCCTCGTGGCCCTCATCGTCGGCGACGGCTCGGGCAGCCTCGTCGGCGATCGCCGCCGCCACCTCTTCGAGCTCGAGCTTGAGGATCCTGTGCTCCGCCTTCACCTGCATCTCGACGACCGCGTCGAGGCGGTCCTCGAGCTCGCCGAGCCGCTCGTCGACGCCCAGGAGCGTCTTGACGAGGCTCCGGCCGACGTCGGAGAGCGCGTGATCGTAGTTCGGGACGTCCGGTCGCTTGCTCATGAGAGGTCTCCTCCGATTTCCGTCAGTGTGAGAACGATCCGGTGAAAGCCCACCGGCAGGCTGCGCAGCATCTCCCCCTGGAGGTGCTCCGGACCGACGACGTGCATGTAGTCGTCATCGATGAGAACGCCGGCGTCGCGCAGGCCGTCGACGAGAGGCTTCGTCGAGTCGGCCGCGTTGGCCGGATCCGACCGCCTCGTCACCCGTGGATGAATGACCGCGACGATCCGGACGAGACCCGTCATCGGCTTCATTCCCTGCGAACGCGCGAGATAGGCCGCACGAAGACGCAGCGCCGCGACACGAGACGCCCTCGCAAGCGGCATGAACCGGTCGTTCGCCGTCAACCACTCGTTGCCCGGGATATCGACCTCAAGCACCTGCTCCATCACCGCTCCTCCCTCGAGAGGATCGCGGCCTTGTCCTCGAGGAAGCTGGCGAGCTCGCCGATCGCGGACTCCCGCTCCTCGACCGCCGCCGTCTCCTTCTTGTCGCGAATCTGGGTCGCCACGGACGCCGCGGCGACGATCCACGAGACGAGAACGTCCACCGCCTCGATGAGGTACGCCAGATCATCCGGACACGTCCGGTAGAACTCCGACCACGCGCGCTCACGCTCCTCATGCGACGCACCCACCTGAGCCCGGTCCACGAACGCGATCGCCGCCAACCGCTCGGCCACCTGGCGCCGCACGACGTGCAAATCCTCCGCGCCGCTCACGCCGACCTCCTCCCCCGAGACACCCCGAGATGCGCCTTGATCCGATCAGGCCGGAACCCGCTCCACTGATCGAGCACCCCCTCGTGCGAAGGCCGGTACACCTTCACCACCGGCGCCTCCGAGAACCCCTCGGCCCGCAGCATCTCCATGTACTCCGGCGCATCCACGATCCCCACGACCGCGTCCAGAGAATCGAGGAGACGCACCGTCGCCTCGCACTGCCCACACCGCGGCTTCGTGAACACCTCGAACACCACCGGCGGCACCATTTCGACGCTCATGCGCCCGCTCCCTTCTCCTCAACCCACGCCAGCCCCGTCGACTGGTCGAAATGCCTGCGCTCCCACGCCTCACCGCGGATCACGTGATAGTTCGGCTTGTCGCAGAACACCGTCCTCGGCGCCTTCGCCGACGCCCTCCTGGCCCCGTCCTTCCACGGGACCACCAGGACCGTCTTGGCCGCCCCGCACCGCGAGGACCCCACCGGATACGCCGACAACGCCATCACGGCTCCATCACCGGCGCGAACTGAGGGCAATACGTCTCCCACGCCTCACGTCGCGACGAGAACCGCTGACCGGAGTCGTCCCTGACGATCACGAACTCCCACTCCTCGCGCGGACGACGAACGAACCCGCCGTTCCCGTCCGGCATGAAATGGCTCAGGCAGTGGACTTCCTGTGTCGAGTGATTGACCCCGTGTACCTCGCACCAGTACTCGTCTGCGCTCACGCCGCCGTCACCCCCGAACCGGTGAGAGCCTTCGCCCTCGACCCGGCCGAACGACGCTCGGTGCGGCGAGCCCGCCTATAGCAGGCGCCGCACATCCCGCGCGCTGCCTCCGCCGCGAAGACGGCCCGATCCTCGACCGACGTCGACCGCGGCACCAGGAGCCGCCCGCACCCGCCCGAGCACACCGGAAGATCCGGATACTCCGCAGCCAGCTCGACCGGCACCTTCTCCTTCGCTTCGGCGCTCGCCTGCACCTCGCGGCGCTGGCCCCGCGTCAGCCCACCGCACACGCCCCAGATCTCCGTCACGCCCCTACGAGCATCCACCGACAGAATCCACTGCATGCACTCGGCGACCACAGGACAGCTCCGGCACGTCGCCAACGCGGCGGCCACGTCTGCCGGCCGCTCCGAGTAGAACCACTCCGGATCCACACCCGCAAGACGGCACCGAGCCTCATCCACCCACTCGACGCTCATCGCCGGCTCCCGTCCCACACGACGACCGCCACACCGACCACGCACGGCACAACGACCGCGACCAGAAGCTGCACGAACACGCTCCACGGCCCCACGCCGATCACCGCCCATCCCACGGATCACGGATCTCGACGACGAGCATCCGCGCCGCCACCGCCGCGAGAACGAGGGCCGGCACGCACACCCACTCCGACCACCCCAACGGGTTATCCGGAGCCCGCATCGCCAAAGCGAGGAACATCGCCGCCCCCAGCAGAACGGACGCCGTCTTCACACGCGCGTTCACTTCGACCCCCTCCGCTTACCCGCAGAAGCCGCCCGCGCCTTCGCGCGAATCCGCCCCGCGTCGAGCCGCTTCACGACCCGCTCCTTCTGCCCACCCGGCGGATCGAACGGCATCGACAACCGCCACGCGAGCGTCTTGCTAAGCTCTTTCATGAGTTCGGACTCCCTTTCCTGACTCGCTCGCCTCTCGGTACGTGCAAGGTGCCGAGGGGCATTTCCCTTTCCACCCGCCCGCGGCCCCGGGGTGCCTCCCATACAGGGGCCGCACGCGAACACAGATCACGCGCCGAGCCGGCGGCGCTTCCTCGACCTCGGCGACAAGGGAGCAACAGCCCCCGTGAACACCCCGAAGTCCTCCAGCCTCAACCGCGACGCCTCAGACCGCGCCAACTCCTCCTCGGCCCGCGCCATCAACCGCCGGCGCCTCTCAACCACCGCCGACTCCGGAATCCGCCACTGCCCTCGAGCCCCAACCCGATACGCGCCCTCGAACTCGCCGGCCGCGCACGCCGCCGTCACCGCATGCGTCGAAATCCGTTCAAGCTCCGCGACCTCCTTCGAGGTCAACACCCTCTCGATCACGCCGTTCATCGGAGAACAACCCCCTCGGTAGGCTCGGACGTGGAGAACAACGGCGCGCTGGAAGCACCGCCGACACCCACCGAGGGGGAAGACATGGCCGTCATCAACTGGTTCGAATCAATGACCGCAGGAGAACAGGGCCTATTCGTCCTCGCAGCGCTGACCCTCATCGGGTCCTCCTTCTGGGCGGTCTTCACATGGCTGCGGCCCAACCCGAGAAGCGCGCCAGAGACCACGAAGCCGCCAACAGAGACCCCGAATACGAGCCAGTCCGAGACGACTTTCAACGTCGCCCCCGCGCACAAGCCCCACGAACAGACGAACCACAACTCGGCAAGCGTCCGACCCCGCGTCGAAATCACCTGGGCCTCGAAGAACGCCTTCACAATCCGGAACATCCAAACGACCCCGCTCGCCATCGAATACGTCCGCAACCGCCGTGACTTCGTGCGGCTCGACCTCGACGACCGATTCACCCTCGACCCGGGACGATCCATCCGCGCGTACGCGTTCGGCGCCTGGGGCAAGCCCATCCCCGACGAGCTCGTCCTCGACGTCGTCGGAGAAGACACGCCGCTCGTCGTCCCACTCCCGCCACACCCTGAGTTCTGAGCCGCCTCCTCCATCAGAGACCAACTCCCTCGGAAGAGCCGGCCTCTTCCAGGTCGATCAGCGCACGGTGAGCCTCGTTCTCCTCGCTCATGCACGCCTCGTACTCGCCGAGAGCTCGATCCGCCTGCGCATCACACAGACGAGCCGTCTCCTCCAGGCGCTCGATCACCTCGCGCGGCACGTCATGCTCGAGCGCCCAGTTCACCGTCTCGTACGCCCGGCCCCGCCGTTCCTCACGCTCGTCAAGCTCCCGCTCCGCACGGATTCGCGCATCCTCCGCACAGCTGATCCGCTCCCACAAGGACGCTTCAACATCGTCCGCAAACGGGCTATCCACAGGCTCGCCCGCGTAGGTATCCCCCTCGGTAGAGTGGCCGTCACCACAACACCCCCGCTCTACCGAGGAGGAAGACTCATGGACCTCTACGAAGTCCTCGACGGCGTTGAGATCGATATCGACGGCGTCCGCATGAAGGCCAGCGTCCAAGCCCTCAGGATCCTCCCCGCCATTCCCCGCATGATCGCCGACGGCTTCGGATGCTGGTACGACGACGGAAACAACCGCGAATGGATCGAGCACGACTCGACCGTCACGATCGCCATCTACGGCGACACCCCCTACCCGAAGATCCCCCGCCTGTCCGGATCGCTCTACGACGAGATCCACGAGTTCCTCACCGACTGCCGGAAGCATGAGATCCTGCCCATCGTTCGCATGATCGACGGTGTCATCACCCTTGAGGAAGAGACAGAAACCCTCTGACAGAGCCGCGTCCAACTGGAACGTCAACGTCCTCAGAGAACGTGTCACCTCCACGACAGCCTCAAGCTCACGCTTAACATCAGCGGCCGAGGCGTCCAGGCCGTCCACGGACAGCCAGAACGAGCGCACACGCCGAACAATCTCCGCCTGCCAGACGCCAATCTCCTTGGACAACGCCAACGCCTTGGCAGCCTCAGCACCAGCGCGTAACTGCACAACCTTTCGGGACTTCATCACGCCACCGCCTTTGCCCGAGCGAGAAGATCCGCGAGGTTCTTCTCAATCCCGGCCACGTCAGCCGCGAGCGCCTTCGCCGTCTCCTGGAGCTTTTCGATGCGTCGTTCGAGCTTGCGGGATTCGGCGAGTGCTTCGGCTTCGTCGCGGTTGAAGTAGCCGTCGCGGACGATGGCGATCTGGGGGACCGCGAGCGCGTCGGCGATCTTGGCGACGAGGATGGGCGTGATCTGCTTAGCGCCCGACTCGATCATGGAGATGTACGGGCGTGAGATGAAGATGGCGTGCGCGAGCTGTTCCTGAGAGAGTCCGCGCGCTTCGCGAAGCGTGCGAATGGTCTCGCCGATTCGCTTTCGTTCCTGTTCGGTGACGCTCATGGCGGTAACGATAGTGACTGACCGTAACCGAGTCAAGCGCTATCACATAACCAATCGTTCCGTGGTGCGACTGCGCAGGTGCCGCTGTAACCACATGCGTGTACTTACATCTCGGTTTCTCCGTGAAATCGCGCGTTCGCTCCCTGTTGTTCTTGCTTGACGTTACCGACGAGTAACGTCCACTCTTTCCATATGAGTAACGCCGAAGTGCTTGCGCAGCGTGTTCGTGCTCGTCGCCTCGAGCTCGGCATGACGACGGTCAAGGAGCTCGCGATCGCCGGCGGCTTCACGACGAAGACGGCGAGCATCATCGAGAACGGGCATAAGGATTCGTTCCGTCCGGCGACGCTAGCCGCTCTCGATAGTGCCCTCGAGTGGGAGCAAGGTTCGTCGCAGGCGATCCTCGACGGCGGGGAACCGACCCCTCTTGCCCCCTCTGGTGCGGCGCCCGGCTCCGTCCTCGTCGACGAAGGGTCCGCCGGCGTGCTCGCCGAGCTGCTCATCGGAGAGTCGGCCGACGTGCTTGACGAGGACGAGATCTCCGAGATCGAGTCCGTGGCTCGCGCCGCGGCGCTCAAGAGGAAGCGGGAGATCCTCGCCGCCCGGCCCGCTCGCCCGCTCGAGCTTGTCGACGGCGCCAGCGACGACGCCCCCGACTTCGAACGGCTCGCCGCACGCACCGTGCCTCGGCGACCCGGCTGGGACGCCTCACGCGCCGGCGACGATGCCGGCGAAGAACCGCAGGACTGAACCCAGACCCCAGACACACCCCGTCGAGATAGGACACCGACATGTCAACGCCGACAACAGACGAAAGCTCGCCCCGTCCACCGTCGGAACTCGCTCCTCTCGCCAAAGCGCCCAAGGGCTCGCGCTACAAGGGCACCTACCGAACCGGCCTCGGCTGGTTCCTCGCCGTCCTGTGGCCATTCGGCCTCATCCAGTCCATCGTCAAGCACGACTCCATCGGATCGACGATCGTCACGCTGATCGTCTGGGCAGCAGTCGCCTTCTGGCTCATCAAGTGGGGCCGATCGTTGAAGGCGCAGAAGATCGTCGTCATCCCAAAGGCCCTCCGATCGACAGCACCCGGACGCGGCGCCCCGGAGCTCCAGCGCCTCATCGCCCAGTACGGCGAACGCGGCCGCATCTCCCTCTACGTCATGGACCGACATCTCCCCGCCATCGAGAAGCTCGCCGCGACTGCGACGAACTTCAAGCCCGGGCCCCTCGGCGGATCCGGAGCGCTCGTCGCCTGGGCCGACATCATCCCCGAGCCGAAGAACACCTACGACTCGAAGGCCATCCAGGCCCACGTCATGGGCCGGCCGGTCGCCTACTTCTCCCTCGAGTGGAAGGACCGCGCGCACGCCCAACTCCGCGCCAGCCACCACCGCGGCGCCCAAGTCCCCGTCGTCGTCAGGTGGTGGAACGGCAAAGCCTTCGTCTGGGCCTTCTCGACCTTCGAAGACGCCGAGTCCTTCGCGAACTGGGTAGTTGCCCGTGACCAAAATTGACGCCCTCAGGAGTGACCGATGAGCAGCACTACTCGTACGGTGAAGGTTTCGTCCTTGCGTCTAGACTCCCAGAACCCTCGCCTCGGAGGAGAGATTGCGTCACAGGAGAGAATCTTCGCTGAGCTTCTCTCCACCGACGCGAGAATCCGAGAAATTGTCGAATTGGCTTCTTCCATAGTTAAACTCGGGGGTCTAGACCCGTCTCAGCTTCCTGTTGTTGTAGAAGAAGGCAGTGAGCTCGTCGTTATCGAAGGCAACCGTAGAATTGCGGCTCTCAAACTTCTCCTGCAGCCCAATCTTGCTCCTAACGAGAGGATCAAGCGTAGGTTCTCGAAAATAGCGATGGAGGGCTCGATCTCCCAGTCGGTGAGGGTCGTGCGCTTCGATTCGCGATCCGAATATGACTCATATCTGGTCCTGCGCCACACCGGCGAGAACAAAGGCGCCGGATTGAAGCCCTGGCGAAGTGCTGACATCGCGAGATTCCAAGAGCGGCAAGGAAAATCTCGGGCAATTCACACTGAGCTCATCGCCTGGTGTCGAGCCGAATTCGCTGACGATGAAGAGATGCTCAAGCTTGTCGAGACGATCGAACAAGGCTACTTGACGACACTCAAACGCTTTCTCATGAAAGTAATCCGAGACCGTCTTGGGCTTCGATGGGCCGAGGGGAAACTGAGGGTCGAGTACAGCGCCGCACAACTGCGCCCCTTCCTTAAGAGACTCTTTGTCGATCTGACCGGCAAGATGCCCAACGATCAACCGTGGTCACGAGCCCGCCAGGAGAACGTGCTCACCTACGTATACGAAACCCACCCGGATCTCCTACCATCCGAAGAAGAGAAAGCCCAGCCAGAGCCTGAGCCTGTGGCTGCCCATCCCGACGAGAAGACCTCTTCTGCCCCCGCAGCCAAGGAAGAGGTTGATCCTCGCTCCGCTTCACCGTCCATATCTTCCGATGAAAAAACTCAAAACCAAGCAAATGCGGGTAGCGCCCCCCAAACGCCGACTGCGATTCTCGAAGGCTTAGACCTGTCCGTCTTCGGTCAACGAATTAACAATATTCACATCCAAGCTCAGCGACTTCGGGTAGCGGCCTCACCGGACCTCTGCGGCATTGCACTACGAGTAATCCTTGAACTGTGCGTCGATGAATTCTGCAAACAAACCTCGATCGGCCGTCCGCGGGTCTTCGCAGATGCTGTCATCAAGGTTATTCAAACGATCGATCCGGAGGCTGTAAAGGGAGGGAATGCTCGAGGTAACCCTCTTGTCCCCATCTACCGGGATTACAGGCGCAATGGTGCAGACCGTGGGTATGCCGCTGATAGGCTCCACGACTTCGTTCACTCCAGCACGCGCGTCGTCACAGCGGGTGAAGTTCTTCGCGAATCACAACAGCTCTCAGCACTGCTGGTGGCCATGAGCGAATATCTGCGCAATACTCAGACCCTATGAGGAACCTATCGCCGCTTCGCTACCCCGGGGGCAAAGTGCGCCTCGCGCCCTTCTTCGCGCGGCTCCTTTCCATCCAGGAGCCCGTCCCTACTCGGTACGCGGAGCCTTTCGCCGGGGGTGCTGGCGCGGCCCTACGCCTCCTCGATGAAGGGCGCGTCTCCCACATCCACATCAACGACATTCACCCCGGCATCGCAGCCTTCTGGCGAAGCGTCACTACACAGCCCGAAGAATTCATCGACCGTATCAGATCGACCGCCGTCACGATCGAGGAGTGGCACGCGCAGCGTGAGATCTTCGAGAGTGGGCCCAGCGACGACGACTTTTCGTTCGGCTTCGCCACCTTCTTCCTCAACCGCACCAATCGCTCCGGAATCCTGACCGCCCGCCCCATCGGAGGCCTCGCCCAGACCGGGAAATGGCTCATCGACGCGCGATACAACAAGGACGGCCTCATCTCACGAGTCCGCCGAATCGCAGAGCTCGCCGACCGAATCACCGTCACCGAACTCGACGCCCTCGACTTTCTCAAGACTATCGAGCACTTCGAAGACGATGTCCTCGTCTACGCCGACCCACCGTACGTCGTCCAGGGCAACAAGCTCTACCTCCACGCATTCAGCGCTGACGACCACCGAGCCCTCGCAGACAAACTCCTGAACGCCCTCTATCCCTGGATCCTGACCTACGACGACGAACGCGTCATCTGGGAAGACCTCTACGGTGCTGAGCGCTGCGCCCGATTCAGCATCGCCCACACCGCCCAGAACAATCATGTCGGATCCGAAACCATCATCTACGGCCCCACTATCACTGTGCCCGGAACTCAAGAAATCACGCCCGGGCGCCGCGCCGACTGGGTTTAGCTCGAAAGAATCCGACCGATCAGCGTGATGAAGTGATCATGGCGTCGCGAATGCTCTGGGTCATGTGTGCCCCGTGATGGATAGCGGAAGCGCGTTCTGACGTGCTCCATTTGCGCGTGTGCTTGATCGCCTTGGCGCTGACAGGCCTTTCCTGCGAGGGGAGCCAGATCCTCGACTCATCAAGCGTTCGCTCGTTAAACACCGCCCCGAAGACGCTGGGGGCCCATGAGAATTCGTCAGAATCAGAGAAGTGGAAGTGAGTGGCGCGCGAAGCGATCGCGCACATCCAATCCGCGAACTGCACTGCCCCGTACCTGTGGCTCTCCAATTCCATCGGCACCTCGACGATTCGCTTCATCGACGGGTCGGGGGAGGCGTAGATGAATTGCGCGAGACTCGTGATCGCCTCCTCGCGGGGCATGGGTCCTCCTTTGTCGAGGAAGATCGTGAGATTCTCTCCGCGAAGATCCGCATATCGGCACAAGCGGCGAACCGACTCAGTCAGGATCGCTCGCGTTCGATCAGCCGCACTCTGCCCTGTCTCCTTCTCCGTGCCGACTGGTTTCTCTTCGCCGTAGAAGAAAATCTTCCCGCCGAGCCTTGTCATGTAGTCCGCGAGATCGGAGATGAAATCGACCCTCTCCGGATACTTGCTGTAGGCGCCGGTCGTGAACATCTCAGCGCCCTTCTTCTCCCAGCGTCGAGGATGCTTCCCGGTCTTGACGATCTCCGACCTGAACTGTCGAGCCTTAACCTGCTCGAACTTCGCACCGAAAGGGCGAATCGCGGCCTCTGGCAACACGATCCCCGCATACCCGAACAGGGGGTGATCCTTGAATTTCTTGTGCGCCGTGCTGATGTACGGGCCTACGTGCCCGAACTCATCCAGATACGCGACAATCACGTGACCTCCCCCAGATATGCGCGGAGGGCAGCCCAAGGCTGCCCTCCGGAGTTGGCGCGTGGTCCGCAAAGGAACTGCTACCCGCAACGCATGCTATTGACCGACAAGCGAGTGCGTCAAGCTGTCCTGGCAGCTCCTGCGCACTCGCAGTTCCCCCACATGCCCATGCCCCCGCGTATCCTCGCGCGCATGTGGCACCCCTGGAAGGCCCTCCGCGAGCGCCTCGACCTCGCCCTCATCTGGACCGAGAACCTCCCGCGCAACGTCCTGGGCGCCACTGATGGAACCCGCATATGGATGACCCCACGTCAGCTCCAAGCGGAACGGCGATGCACGCTCACCCACGAGCTCATCCACGTGGAACGCGGACACGCCGGCTGCCAGCCTCCGGCCGTCGAACTCGAGGTCCGCGTCGAAGCAGCCCGCCGGCTCATCCCCTTCGACGACCTCGTCCGCGCGTGCCTCTGGGCCCGCGGCCCCCAAGAGCTCGCCGACGAACTCTGGGTCGATGAGGCCACCCTCGACGACAGGCTCACGCACCTCACCGAGGACGAGCGCACGGAGATCAACGCGGCGCTCGCCAGAAGGGACGCGCGCGACGCTTAGCCTGCCGCCGGCAGCAACTGGGGGAGCGCGGTCGCCATCGCCATCTCCGTCGCGTCGGCCGCGATTCTGCCGGCGTCGGGGACGAGGTGCCCGTACACGTTGACGGTCGTCTCTATCGACTCGTGGCCCATCCTGTACTGGACGATGTGAATCGGGACCCCGGCACCCAGGAGCATCGACGCGTGCGTGTGCCGTAGATCGTGAATCCTCGGGCGCGGATCGAGCTTCGCCTTCGCGATCGCCTTCGCCCACACGTTCTCGGAGAACCACTCCGGCCGCAGCCTGCCCCCGTTCGGCCCCTGGAAGACGAGCCCCTTGCCCGCCGAGGCCGCGAGCGCCTCGAGCTCGTCGACGAGTGAGCGGGGGAGTGAGACCGTGCGCTTCGACTTCTTCGACTTCGGTGGTCCGATGTGATGGCCGGTCTTGCCGCGCTTCCAGGCGCGCTCGACGCGGACTGTGGGCGGTGTCGAGTCGAAGTCGAAGTCGGAGGCGTACAGGGCCGTCGCTTCGCCCCAGCGCAGGCCCGTGGCGAGGAGGAAGGCGACGAGTGTTTGCCACCGGGCTGGTGTCGCGCTGAGGAGGTCGAGGCGCTGCCTCGTCGTGAGGAAGACGGGGCTGCGCTTCTGGTGAGCGGCCGGCAGGCGGACGCCCTTGGCCGGATTGCGCGCGAGGGCGCCGGAGTCGACCTGGAGGGAGAGGACCGAGGAGAAGAGCCCCTGGATGTTCGCGATCGTCTTCGTCGACAGGTAGTCCGGCTCGACGGTCTTGTCGCGCTTTCGGCGCCGGATGGAGGGGAGGGTCTCCTTCTTGCGCAGTGACGCGATCCACTTCTCGACCTGCGGCCGTCCGACCTGCCCGATCGGCCAGTCGTCGAAGGTCGGGCCGATGTGCAGGGCCCAGGTCGTCTCGTACTTGGCGACCGTGCCCTCCTCGGCGTAGGAGGAGACGTGGTCGACGAACTGGGTGAAGGCGTCGCGGCAGGTGAGGACTCCCTCGTCGCCCGCGAGCGTCGTTGCCTCGCGGATCTGGCGCGCCGCGAGTGGGCCGACGCGGTCGATGAGGGCGCAGAAGGCGAGCGCCTCCCTGTAGGTGTCGAAACGGTCCGAGGTCGGCGTGCCACCGGGGGTGAGCCTGTACTGGACCCGGAAGAGAACGGCGCCGCCCTTCGTGCGTACGGGTGACGGAGTGGGCAT